GCAGAAGGCGACCCAATGCCTACTGTAACAGCTTCAGTGCTTCCTGCAAACCCTGCTGCTCCAAGTGGTGGCATTAGTGGTGAACCAAACCGTGCTAAGGGTGGTTCAGATCCTCAACCTTCCGTGGGTACAGAGGTTGCACCTTCAGGTCAGTCAGTTACTGATAATGGTGGTCCGCTACCAGATGGTAACGACGAGGGTGAGGACAATCCTGGATCTAAAGCTGCTGCACCTGTTGGCGCTAAGGCAGCACAAAGTGATGGAACTGCACAAACCGCGAATATAAATGATGCAGGTGATCAAGGTACCACTCCTTCTATTGGTACTGATGTTTCATACGGAACAAGTAAAGGTCCTGATATAACATATCCAATCAAACCATCGTATGAAAGCGTTGACGTTTCTGACGACGTTAAGGCATTGTTAGAAGGAACCGAACTCTCTGAAGAGTTTGCCGAGAAAGCGAAGACTATCTTCGAGGCTGCTATCAAGGCAAAACTTTCTGAAGAGTACGACAAGCTTGTAGAACACTTTGCTAACGAACTCGATAAGCAAGTAACTGCTGCTAAAGCAGAGCTTTCCGAGGAAGTTAACGGCACTGTGAACTACGCCATCGGTCAATGGATGGAATCTAATCAGGTTGCAGTTGACCGTGGAATCAGGAATGAGATTACTGAGGACTTCATCGCAGGTCTAAAAAATCTCTTTGAAGAGCACTACATTACTATCCCCGACGATAAAGTCGATGCGGTAGAAGGTATGGCTGATACAATTCGTGAAATGGAAGAGCGTCTAGACGAACAGGTCAAGACCAATGTGAAACTTCAAAACCGTCTTAATGAGTCTGCTAAGAAGGTCATCGTTAACACTGTTAGCGAAGGTCTAGTAGATACTCAGAAAGACAAACTCGCTACTCTTGCTGAGGGTGTAGACTTTGTATCCGAAGAGGAATACACAAAGAAAGTTAAAGCACTTAAAGAGAGCTACTTCCCTAACGCACCTGTTGTTGCGAGAGAAGAGAGTGAAGAAACTCCAGTTGAGCAGGAAAATGTATCCCCAGCAATGGCGGCATACATCAATGCTATGCAACGCTGGTCTGAATCATAATAAGCAAACTAATTTTTCCCAAATAAGAGGCTAAAAACAAATGTTTAATGCAAAATCTCTACAGGAAAAGTGGGACC